GGATTTATTTACCAGCCTTACTTTGGGAAGTTTCTGGAACAGAAATAACAAAAACTGTTAATTCTGCTGCACAAAAATCTAGCACTTACGGATTGTCAGCGGTGCCAATTAATTCAACCCTTACTTCTGACTTACCTGTAGTTTTAAACGGGGCAATTAAAAATAACATAATAGACATGGGAGAAGGAGTATATTGGCTACCAAGGTATCAGGGATATTTATACTCCAATGGTGAGATTATAAGGTTTGATGCTGTTCAGTTTAATATCACGGGCACTGGAAACGTTTTTATTAGTAGCAATCAAGAGTATCAAAGATATTTTGCTTCCCTGCCATTTAATGGAAAAATATATCCAACAGGTCTTGTAAGAATATACTCTTTACCATACTTTGAAAATATTGATGGAAATACCAGAATGAAGTCTGGCGCAGTATTCCAACATGGTCGTGCACAATTTGGAACAAAAATTGCCGAACACACTGCTGGAATTAATGATTATTGGACAAACAATGACAATGTTCGTGGTTGCAATATGCAAAGTCAATATTTACTTACCACAACATTAGATAGCGACATTACTTTACCATCTACAACCACTGGTCCAGCAGGTCAAAATAATGCTTTAGCAAAGCAAACAACAAGAAATGGTATTATAAAAAACTTTTTAGCCACAAATTACTTAACAGAAACTCAAGTTAATAATTTTAAAACCACTCAATCTGGAACAATACAATCTTCGGCACTTGTAATGAATGGCCCTTCTTTTAAAACTACAGATACCCCAATTAATTTTGTCTCTTATGTTTATAAAAATCTAGAAAATTCCTTTAAACATTTTGGAACTAGAATGAGAATTGTAGGAAAAATTGAAAATAATGAGGTTCGTGGACAAACTCCAACTGGTAGCATTCCTTATTTTCAAGTAACTGGCTCCTTTACTAATCAAAATATAAGCATTGGCGGTGGAAGCGGTGGAATGGCATTTTTATTAAATCCAGAGACTAATAATGGTTATTATTTTGAAATTGTTGCCTTAACAGAAAACAATATTGAGCAATACTTAAGACGCAACACTAAAACACAAGAAGCAGAAATTTCTATTAACAATGTTTTGTTCTACAAGGTAAAAAAAGATTCTTCAAATAATGATGCTATACCAATAAAACTTTATGGTGGTTTATCAAACATTTTAATTGATGACGGAAGATTTACTGGACAATACAGGAAAACTGCTGAAGAAAATCCAACAGTATACGATTTATCTGTAGAATATCAGGATATAGGCAACACTCGTAGATTTTATTTATATATTAATAATAAACTAATTAAAATAGTAGATGACAAAGATCCCTTGCCAATTTATAACAATATGGCTTTGTTTGTTCGTGGATCTTCAAGATGTATGTTTGAAAATATTTTTGCATTATCACAAAATCAAGCACAGAATACTGGTCTAGCAACTGGAGAGACTCTTTTTTCTACATATTCAGATATCAGAGTAGACGATACAGAATCATTTAGAAAATACGGAATGAGCGGTATGATTCAGGCTACACATCTTTCTGGTATAAGCACACAAGAGCCTCCTAAATATTTGATGTATTTTGAAGAGTTTGGAAGCATAATGCGTGAATGTGCTTATTTTGATGTTAGATATGATCGTGCATATCCCGCTTTGTATGCAAAATTAGCACCTACTTTTAACAGAATAAAGGGTTATGCAGTATCTGGATTTAGAGCAAACTCTTATGGTGCAGAATTTTTGATATTTAATGTTACAGACTCATTTTTAAATTTAGATAGTACCAGCGGTAACTATTTAAGAATTCTTGGAGTTACATTTACTCAAGATACTACTCATGAATTGTCCGTAGACGAGTATTTTAAAAAGAAAAGCAACTTGTCTGATCCAGAGTTTGAGAGCGACTCAACTACAATTTCTTCCTTAGTAGAAAGATCTAGATATGATGAAATAAAATTAAGTAGATTAATTTATGGTAAAAATGAATTTTCTTTAGAAAGTCCCTACATACAAACACATGATGACGCAGAAGATTTACTGGGTTGGATTATTGGTAAAACAAAAGATCCTAAAAAAACAATAGGAATAAACATGTTTGCTATTCCAACCTTACAAATTGGAGATATAGTGACCGTAGACTATAAAGATAATAATGATTTAGATTTGGTTACATCGGATGACACAAGATTTGTAATATATAATATGGAGTATGCTAGAGATACAAATGGTCCATCAATGACAGTTTATTTGGTAGAGGTGTAGTATGGGTGCTTTAGATGCGGCAAATTATGCCAGGCAAGAAGCGGCAGGAGCAATTCCTACTCCACAAGAATTTGCTCAAAAAGAAGTAGATCTTGCATATGCAAATTTAAATGCAGTTTTAGATAATCCAAAATCAAATGACAAGCAAATACAGAAAGCATTTGATAAGTTTTATAAAAAAATTGATAAACAGGTGTCAGCAACATATACACTTATAGATAATTATTCAAAAGGTTCAAGTGCTGGTAGCGGTAATCCTGGTAGCGGTAATCCTGGTAATAATGGTAATGAAGGCCTTGGAGGAAGTTTAAATACTTCGCCAACACCAACACCACCAACACCACCGCCAACAATAACTCCAGCAAAAGTAGTTGTTCCTGTAAAAACAGCACCAATAGATACGTTGGTAATTGATCAGGATGCTATTAATATTAATTTTATGACAGATTTAATTTTTGAAAATATTGGTGGTCAAGAATTAATAAATATTGCTCGTAATGATACAGTAAATGGACAAATTCTTTCTTATCAGCCTATAAAAAATCTTACAAAAATTCAACAACAGTATAACCCTAACAATATTGTTGGTCTTCAAAACACCTCTGATAAATATTTTTTAAATTTTCCAATTAAATTAGAGACAAAACTTTTGGGAGAGGGAGATGGCGCTGGGCCAGACGGAGCCTATGTTTATATAGAAGAGGATACAGGAGATCTTATTATAGAATTAATCAATCTAGAGCCAGATGAACAACTAGAGGTTCAAATCAGCGTAAGTGGTACAATATATGAGGCGGAGTTTAATGAATCATGATAACTGATATTGGCAAGAATATTATTGGGAAGTATCTGCTTGGTCAGGCCCCTGCTTATGCGTCATATATAGCCGTTGGCTGCGGTCCACAGCCCTTAGAAACAGCAGATGCATATGAAGACTACTCTGAAAAAGAAAACTTAGATTTTGAAATGTTTCGTGTTCCCATTTCTTCGAGGGGATTTGTAACAGAAAGCAATGTAACTAAACTAGTACTCACAGCAGAATTACCAACAGAAGAAAGATACGAAATAACAGAGGTTGGTTTGTATTCTGCTGGAACAAATCCGTCCGCTGGAGCATATGATAGCAAAACAGTTTTTGCTTTTACTACTGGAGAGGGCTGGCAATACAATTCATCTACATCTGTAGTAGAGATAGATTCTTTTCCAGAAGCACTAGACTCTCCAGAAGATGATGACATAATTTCTGTTACAGACACGGTATTTCAAACAAATGCCGATAATATTATCTTCTTTAATGAAGATAGATCAGAAAGATATGAACGTTGCAGGTTTTTTAATAATATTATTATGATAAAGGGTGATGCTGCAGAACTTACATCTGCAACTTCTGGTTTTACTATTGAGGCTGGATCAAACTATATACAAAAAACTGGTCTTACTGTTGATTTTACAAGAAATGCTCCGACAGATGAATTAAGATTTGCATTTTCAATAGTAAGTAAAGATGGAGGCTCTGGCTCAATTCCAGACAAAATTAAAATCTTAGTTGAGTTCGCAAGTGCAGAGAATGAATCTGCTAGGTTTGAAATTGAAGCCGAAGATGGCGAAGGCGATTTTGATTTTACTACAAATAGATACTACGTAGTAACAAAACAACTTCAAGAACTTATTTATACTGCTGATTTTACTTGGGATTCTGTAACAATAGGAAAAATATATGCCTCTGTTGAAGTTTCTGGTACCCCAACAGATGATTATTATGTTGCACTAGATGCAATGAGATTAGAAAATACATCAACAAATAATCCTCTTTATGGTATGACTGGATATACGGTTGTTAAAAATGCAGATGCAGAAGCAATTGTTAAGGCTCCAAACACTAGCAATTATGTTGAGTTTAGATTTTCAATAGGTGTAACATAATGGCAAATAAAATATTAAGAATTCTTAAAAATGATCTTCCACCAGTAGAATCTGACAATGCTTACTCTGTTAGATTTAGAATAATATCAGAAGACAAAAACAGATTATCGCACTGGTCTCCAGTTTTTACAGTTGATTCTGTTGAACCAGAATCTGTTAGCGGAAGCGTTGTTGTAAACGGACCACTTATTACTGCTGCATGGGGACACGAAGAAGACAGACCAAATTATGATGTTTTTGTAAAGTTTGACTCTGATCCCTACATACATCACGCAACAGTTGCAGGTTATTTTTATACATTTGTAAATGAAGCAAGCAGCACCGTTCGTGTTGCTATACAAATAGCAGGTACTGCAAAAACTAGAAATGCAGCACTTGAAATTTGGGAATCTGATATAACTAACGTATAACTGGTATAATTAAATAAAGGAGCAAAATGGCTAAAATACCGTTACCAGAACGAGGTCAGCCCTTAGATGTTACATACATTTATCAATTGGCTGAGACTATTAATGATATTGCTACTCAAGTATCCTCTGCTACCTACAAAAATAGTACAATAGATACAGTAAGTGCTGGTAAACAAAATTTAAAAACCTCTGAAATTCAGGTTGCAGGAGGATTTGTTGAGGTTGCAAATAATTCAACTGTAAGCGCTGGTAACGAGAAGACTTTTGCATACGATTTTAAATCAGATTATAAATTTCCACCAATTGTTACAGCAACAGCGGTAAATATAGGAAATACACCTGCTGGACAAAATGTAACCGTAATTTTAAAGTCTGTAACTACATCAAGAGTTGAAGGAACTGTTAGGTTTGGATCATCTGGAGATCTTTCTCTTGTTGTAAACATTATTGGTGTAGGTATCTCAAACTAAGGGGTAGTTTTTTGATTCTTCGTTGCAGAAAATGCAATGGCAGAATGTTTGTTGATAGACAATATTCTAGCCAAATACACCTAGAGATATACTGTTTGTTATGTGGCAGCAGAAGATTTTTTCATCCCCCATCAGATAGTAAGGAGGGTTTATGGCTTATGGACCAAGAAGTATTGAGAACAAAGGCTATAATAGTAAGCCTGTAATTAAAGGCAATAAAAAAATTTGGTTTCTCAATAATGACCTTGTTCGCTTTTACCACAGTTCTAGATCTACAGGCATGGTAACTATTTTTAATATTACCAAAGACAGATTAGAAACTTGTTTAAGATCTGATTTTAGAAAAAATAGACAAAGAGCGTTTACTGTATCAGAAACTGCTCAACTTGTCAATAGACATCGTAAATATTTTCCATCATTAATAAAACGAGGAGTTATTCCTCCACCAACTGGTGCAAAAATA